TACATCAATGCCTCTTCGTTTTGCAAGCACTCGCCAAACTTTTCGAACATAGCTGCCATCTCTTGTAGCTTCACTTTCTGTTCTTGGGATAATTTCTTGGGCTGTTGACCAAAAGTTTCAGGCATCTTGTCCATGTTCTCCACAATCTGCTTGAGGGTAATTTTCGTTGTCTTAGGAATGTTGCTCATATATGTTTATAAATATCTCCAACAAGTACATTATTACTTGTTTTTGTCTATTGCTGGCTGGGGATAAGTATCAAAGTAATCAATGACTTCGTTAAACTCTTTGAATCTTTTCTTAGCCCGCTCGGGTTCCTCCACATAGAAGAAAAACTTCACCTTTCCATCGGCGTCCTTTTCTTTCTTTTTGTAAATAGTGATGTGAGGATTGTCCGGGTCTCCTCGGGAAGGAGTACTCATATGGAAATCATCACCAAACTCAAATCCCATATCGGCCAAATGATTAACATCTGGCCAACGCCAATCGTCCAGATTAATAAGTCCATCTTTGGATTCTTTATCCAGCATGTGTAATAGTTCGGTGAGTCTCATACTCTTAAATATCAAGTTTCTGTAAGAAATCCGTCAAAACATCTGCCCCGTCATCTCCTTGGAATGTTATTGACCATGTTACACGTATTGGGTCTTTAACCTCAAGTGTATTATCTCCCTCGGGTTTTGATGTTGAAGGATCGGCTTCTTTTAGAGGAGGTAATTCTGGTTCTTTTTCACTACCTGCTTCCCCGCCGCCAGGAGGTTCTTCTTTGGCCTTTTGAACATCGGGTTTTCCTTCTTCTTCGGCAGTTTCGAACGTTGAAAATGCGACCCAACTTAATTCTTTTCCTTGTAATAGTTTTTTGATAATTGTTCTATTATTGTTTCCAAAATCATCAGTTGTTCTGAATTCGACCGAGAATTTGTCTTGTTTAACTGGACGTATTTCTTTGAAATTAGCAATGGCTTCTAATTCTTTTGGAGTCATTTCAATTCCAGATTTCATACGAACATAACTCTCAAAATCTGCCTCGGTGTCGTATGTCCTAGCTATTACATTAGGTTCAGGTTTGACTCTAGCGGTAAATTCATCTTCGGCAACCATTAAATTATCAGCGTTTCGGATATCTGTTTCACCGCCCACATTACCCGTATATTCTTCTTTAAGTGTTCTGAGCACACCGAGAAGTTTTCGTTTTTGTGCCTCAGTCATACACTCTTTTACTTTGGTGAAGTGCTGTAGTTTTTCCCTTGACATAGAATTTGCCATTTGTTTGACCGATGGCCCAGCTTTGGATTTGGGGAACTCTCCCGATTTAACTGCAATGGCTAGTTTGGCTGTGTTAGCCTGTCTTTGTGTATCTGCTGGCATAATATCTCACGTATAAATATAGGAAAACTCTCTCAATGACACGGCGATGTAAAAGAATTTTTTGTGTTTTTATATTTTGATTTATATTTATCTTATAGAAATGCTGCAATTCTTTGCCGCTCCGAAAACTTAGTAACCTTCATTGAAGCTTCCAATAGCTTTAGAATCCATAAGGAAAAATTATGCCTAATGATAGCAATTTGTTAAAAGAAGCTATCGCAGATGCAAAGGCCGTTCGTAGAACCGCCATGTTAAATGCGAAAGTAGCTCTTGAAGAAGCTTTCTCCGAGCGATATCAAAAGATGTTCGCTGAGAAGCTGAAAGAAGATACTGCAATGGATGAAACTCATCCGGCAGAGGAAGGTGGAATGAAATCCGCCGAGGAAACTGTATCCGAGCAAGAAATTGATGAACTAATCAAGGAACTTGAAGCCGAGGTTGGTGGCGAACAGCCAGCAACCGAACCACCAGCTGTTCCTGGCGCAGCACCTATGGCACCCCCAATGGGAGCAGAACAAGGTGCAGTGCAGGGAGCAATTCCGGGTACAACTGTAGCTCCAGTTCCGCCAACGATGCCAGCGGCCCCTGGCGTGGCCCCAGTTCCTCCAGCAGGCGCACCCCCAGTACCGGGCGCTGCCGCAAGCCCACCGCCTTCTGACGTACCTCCTGCCCCAGGCGCAGAGGAAGAGGAAGAAGACGTGAACCTAGACGAACTTTTGGAATCTCTCAAGGAAGAGATTGAAGAGGAAGGAAAAGAAGAAGGCAACAAACTTGACGAAGTAACCAAGCTGCAATCATCGGGTATCGGTGGTAGCAAAGCTGGTGGCTCCGACAACAAGAAACCAACCTCAGCTTCTAGTTCTACCTCTAAGATTGAAAACGCAGCCAACGATGACGAGGGTATGGCAGCTATTGATCAACCCAAGGTCACCGCAAAAGAAGCAACCCAAGCCAGCCGCCCAAACAAGGGATCACATGTGACTAAGGACAACCTCTCCACTCCATCTTTAGGTAAAGGTGGGGACACGAGTGGTGGTCAAACCGAAACTGGAATGGACAACATTGGACAACCCAAGGTAACTTCCAAGGAGCCAACCAATGCTCGTCGTCCAAATGAAGGTAGCCATGCGACCAAGACCAACCTATCCACCCCTGGTGGAATGTTGGACGAAAACACATCCTTGAAGAAGAAACTAGGTGAAGCATATGAAACTATCACCTACGTCAAAGGACAACTTAATGAGATCAACTTGCTAAACGCCAAACTGCTTTACACGAATAAGCTGTTTAAGGAGTTCAGTATGAGCAACGAGCAGAAGATGCGAATTGTTGAAATGTTTGATCTTAGCAAAAACATTCGTGAAGTTAAACTGACATTCACTAACATTGTAGAGTCGCTTAATTTCAGTGGAGTAGATATGAAGAGGAAGCCTCAAACTTCAACTTCTGTCCAAAGTATCACTGAAGGTCTCTCATCCAAGCCAGTCGGTTCTACCAAGCCAACCCGAGGCATCATCACTGAGTCTCAGTCGGCAATGGTATCTAAATTCCAGAAACTCGCAGGAATTCAGAAGAAGTAAATTGGCGAGATAACCTAAAGAAAAGAGAAATAACAATATATGGAAAATGTAAAAGAATTACTTACCAATGCTCTTAATCCGCAGGCTAGACTCATGCAGGAGACGAGGGGACTCGTATCCAAGTGGGAAAAAACTGGCTTGCTCGAAGGATTGAAGAACGACATTGAGAAGTCGAATATGTCTGTATTGCTTGAGAACCAAGCAAAGCAGCTTATCGAAGAGTCAACCGTAACTGGAACTCAAAGCAACTCGGAACAATGGGCAGGTGTGGCACTCCCACTCGTGCGCCGTGTGTTCGCAGAAATCGCTGCCAAGGAATTCGTATCCGTTCAGCCAATGAACCTTCCCTCGGGACTGGTATTCTACCTGGACTTCAAGTACGGCTCCAACAGCAACGTATTTGGCGCTGATTCAAGCACAAACTATTCGTCACTGTTCGGTGGCATTAGCCAAAGCTTGTATGACAGCCAAGGAAACATCGTAGCCACTGACCCATACAACCAATGGAAGCTCGGTTCAACCAACTTCCCAAAGGGTGGTCTCTATGGCCCAGGCCGATATGCCTACACCATTAACGATCAACAAATTGGAGCATTGAACGTTACTCTTGGAACCGCATCACTTGTTGACATCAACTTTGATACGGGTAATAGTAACGATCCAGTAAACTTCAACATTTCCAACTCACTTGCACAGGGATACCTCTGGACATTGACTACAGTTGGATTGACGGTAACTTCATCGGCGGCATCGGGATCATTCCCAGATTTGAACGCCGTTCGCTCGTTCATGCCATATACCACTGGTATTGTAACCTACTATCCCGGCTTCAGCAGATACACGGGACAAGAGGCAGTGTTCGTAATCAGTGCATCAGCAGCAGTCGCACAGAACATTGTAACCGCCGGAACATGCTCACTCAACTATTCGTTGCAACCAAAGGATACGTCCCGTGGTGACTTCGAAGACCGTTTGGGCAAGTCAACGGCAACCGATACTGGTTTGAATAAGGATATCGGTATTCCTGAAGTCAACCTTGAATTGCGATCTGAGCCAATCGTGGCTAAGACTCGTAAGTTGAAGGCTGTCTGGACGCCTGAATTGGCACAGGACTTGAACGCTTATCACAGCGTTGACGCAGAAGCAGAATTAACTGCACTGTTGTCCGAGTACGTATCAATGGAAATTGACCTTGAAATCCTTGATATGTTGATCAACAATGCTCCTAACGTAAACAAGGAACGTTGGAGCGCACGCTTGAACCGTGAAATCCTCAAGACGGGTGCAAATTCTTACACCCAAGTTGATGTGACTACGGCTGGCGCAGGTGGATACTACACGAAGGCTACTTGGTACCAAACCCTTGGTAACAAGATTCAGAAGGTATCCAACAAGATTCACCAGTTGACTCTCCGTGGTGGTGCAAACTTCATGGTAGTCGGCCCCGATGTGGCAACCATTTTGGAATCCATCCCTGGATTCGTGGTTAACACTGATGGTGACTCTGCCAAGTTCGCAATGGGAGTGAGCCGAGTCGGCGCATTCGCAAGTCGCTTCCAAGTATATAAGAATCCTTATATGCAGGAAAACTTGATCCTCATGGGCTTCCGTGGCAATAACTTCTTGGAAACTGGTGCAGTATATGCTCCATATATTCCTTTGATCCAAACACCATTGGTCTATGACCCTGTAAATTTCACTCCTCGCAGGGGAGTCATGACCCGTTATGCGAAGAAGATAGTTCGTCCCGAATTTTACGGGTTAATATATGTATCTGATACGAATCAGGTATAATTAACTGTTCGCATAAACATTCGATTCACAAGGACTTCCGCAAGGAAGTCCTTCTTTTTGTACTCAATCTATAATAAGTTGACAAGACCATAGAACTGTATAAAATTGAGCATAATGAAAAGTGGAATCTATAAAATAACAAATGGTGTGACTGGAAAGTTTTACATTGGAAGTACTAAAGATACCGATAAACGATGGTATGACCACAAACGAGAATTGACTTTGAATATTCATGGAAATCCCAAACTCCAACACTCTTGGAATTTTCATGGTGGAGATAAATTCTCCTTCGTTGTTCTTGAAGAAGTAGAGCCAGATCAAAACAAACTATTTGAGCGTGAGCAATACTATCTTGATACACTCAAACCCTATGTTAGAGAGGTTGGGTATAACATTAGTGATAAAGCCGAGGGCGGAGATA